AGCTAAGTTGACAGTGAAGCTTCAGACGCTGGAGAAGATACACGACCAATCTACCACTATTAAGACTACTGTACATATCACCACTAATCACATCCCGAAATGGGTATGGTGGCTGATAACTATTAACATAGCCTATTTGGCGTACAAATTCTGGCCATCTTACTCGGGCATACTCGGCACCGGTGTGTCTGCAATCGTAGCTTTATGCAAACGAAAGGTTTAGTCAGCATAGCTAAAGCCTGGGCCAAGTTTATAGAAAGCTCAGAGGCTACAAAGACTCTGATGAAGAGCCGCCTATCTACCTGTGACAGTTGCCCGCACAAACGGCAACTTAGCCCTTTTGGCAAATGGGTTATCCTCGCCATCAACAAAGAAAGCTCAACATACTTTTGCGGCCAGTGCGGTTGCCCTTTGGCAGCCAAAACAGCTACCCCTACAGAAACCTGCCCACTGAACAAGTGGGAACACTAACCTCACAGACAGCGCTTCACGGCGCTGTTCCTGTTTAAATCCAATCCTCCTATGCCTATTAACACACAGCACCAAGCCCATCTACCCGCAGCTCAAATTATGTACGACTCCGGCCTCACTGTCTCTGAAATTGTCCGTAGGCTGAGTAAAGAACATGGGATAGATACTGACTCGTATGCATTCCAGATGCATCTCTACCGACATCTCAATCGGAGTAAGGTAAAATCAACGGCTCAACGGGATGAAAATCAGTATGGCACGGATGCTATCAGTACGGATAAGAAGCTGACATCCTTCAGTTACAAAGACATCATCCCATTCATACAAGGGTTGCAGAAAATAAGCAAGCAGGCTTCCTTTAACCAAGAAAAGGCTGCATGGCGTATCAAGACAGACAAGCCTATTGTGGTGGCCACAGTGGCTGACTTACAGCTCGGCAGTTGGGCTACAGACTATGACCTGTTCATGCGTGTGACGGATGAGATTATCAACACACCAGACTTGTATGTGTTGCTGTTAGGAGACATCTTGCAGATGGCTATTAAGCTACGGGGCGTGCTCGAAGTCTCTGACAACATCATACCACCTAAGCTACAGTACTACTTCCTTGAAAGCTGGTTGCAAGACATCCAATACAAGGTGATAGCCTCCACATGGGATAACCATTCAGTCATGAGGGAAGAAGCCCAGGCCGGCTACTCCACTTATGCAGCCATATTCGGTAGACATACAATCTACGCAAACGGCATCTGCCACCTCGACACAATCGTCAATGACATTACATACAAGTGGGCCATCACCCACTTCTTCCGGGGAAAGTCTATGTACAACAAGACACACGCACCGGAAAGATATTTACGCATGGAATTCCCTGAAGGTGACATAGCCGCACAGGGAGACTTCCATGAGCCAGGCATCTCCAAGTTCTGGGAAAGGCAGAAAGAGTATGTGGCCATTGTCACAGGCTCCATCCAAACTAACTCCGGTTACGCCAAGCGTTTCTTCAGCCTGACCACCGCCCCCGTCTACCCTTGTGTTGTACTGCAGCCAGACCAGAAGATGGCCACGCCATACTGGAGTGTGAAAGAGTATTTGGCCAACAAGCGGTAAAGGCGTATGTTGAAAATTATCTACCCATTTTAGCCGATGGGTTTAAAAAAGTGAGGGCTGCAGTACATATAGTACTTCGCAGCCCTTCTTTATAAACTGTAGTCCGGGCTATATCTTGCCCGGTTTAAAGTCCAATGTGATAAACCAATCCTGTCTTGGTGCTTCCATGAGTTCTTCAGGAAGCTCGTGTTCTGGTATCTTTAGCACCTCTGCCCACTTGCGGCGCAGAACTGTGCTCTTTTCGAGTGCCAGAAGCCGCGCGTCTGTTATATCCGTGTCCGTCCTCTTATCCCTGTGCCTGTATTGAAGCGTGCTACCATCTGTAATCAGCTCCTTGGCTTCCTTGCTCATCATGCTGTACTGCCCCTTCATAAACCTTTGGATGTCAAGCAGCCACCTGTTGTCTAACCGGTAGACTAAATAGACTCCTTCTTTAGGCTTGGCATGGCCAGCGTATGCGTTGCATCCAGTCACTTGTGTGTTACAATCAAACAAGGATTTGATATGTGCTACAATGTGGCTGCCATCAGGAAATAAGTAAGTGTTAAGCAGGTTGCTGGAACCAAAATCCTTGATATTCATGCCCACGAGGGGCAGGACATACCAAGTCGTCAGGTTTTGCTCGTTCAGTACTCTAACAAATTCGTGCATTCTTTTAATTCTTCTGTGTCTTGAAATCCATTCCTGTAAACAGACAGGTCAGCGATACCATACTTCTCCCAAAGCGGGTGCTCAGGAGTCATCATAGTAACGGTTGCTTCTGTCTCGGCATAGATAATGGGGCCATAGTACGGGCCGAAGTGCTTTTCGTAAGCCCTTTTCACCGTGGTGCCCCACATGATTTCGTCCACAGACTTGAGCAGTTCTGCCGCCTTCTTTTCTCCCATCCCTGGAATGCCGGCAATATTGTCAGCGCTATCACCCATCAGCATCTGCATACACCAATTGTACTTGGCCTCAGTGCTGGTCACTTTCTGGATTACCAGGTCAGCACTGGTCAAACCCTGCCCTTCTTCCTCAGCCTTTTTACGTGCTGGTTTGTAGTTCAGATGTAGGCCGGGTATCTGCCTGAGGTCTTTGTCTGGTGAACAGATGACAGGAATGGTAGCCTCCTCATACATCAATCCCATAGCAACCATTGCTACGACATCGTCTGTTTCAAGGTGGGCAGGAGCTTGGAGAAATTTCCACTTAGTCATCAAGTGTTCCCGTACCACAGGCTCCCAGAAGCGTATCCACTCCATCTCATTTGTTTCCTCCTTGCCCGCACGGTTACCCTTGTAAGGTTTAAATTTGTAGATGTGGTAGCGGAAACACTGGCCCGAGTAGCTCGGCCCAAGGATGCCAAGATACGACTTAGCGCTGGATAGTGTGAGGAATTCCCTCATCCATGTATCCAGGGCCCCGTGCATAAGCTCCACTTCACGGTGTTCCCGGTGGTGCCAGCCTATCATCCAGGCAATACTGTCCCCGTCAATGATGAGTGTATTGCCTTCAGAGGAGCCGGGCTGCTGTGTTGTTGAATAGTTCAAGTTTTCCATGGATTAATTTCCAGTTTGTGTCATTGCCAAGTTTTTCCTGCCTTACCAGCCCGAGATTATGCAACACCTTCAATGAGCTGAGTATAAGCCTGTGTGAGTATGTTGCATTCACCATTTGAGGGGCGGTGCGTTCTTCTTGCTCTAAGCAGCGAAGAATGTAGGTTGTGACAGGCTTGGACAAATGGTTGTATATGAAAGCGGCTTTTGCGTAGGCTGCTAACGGAATCTTACTTGCCTGTTGTTTTTCCATGGGCTTTCGTTTGTCGTTCATTGGAGGTTTTGCTTCTATGGCAAGTCTTGCAGAGTACTTGAAAAGCTGCAGGGTCTTCTGCTGTAAGCCGCTGGATAAAGGGTGCAATGTCAGCCCAATCACGTAACGAGCCACAAGGTATGAGATGGTCAATCTCTACGGCTGCCCGGGCAAACCATTTCCTGCACTTCGAGCATTGGTATTCCCATTTCAGCCTTCGGTTGGCATTTCGTGATGGACGTTTTGCAGCCTCCAGGGCCTGCTTCATGGGTATCCAGAAACGGAAACTCTTTCTTAAGGCACTTCTCAGCTTGCCCCAGTATTCAGCCTCAGTCATGGTACCACCGTTACGGGTTTTAAGTACTCTTGGTTTCGTTGCCATAGGATAGTAGGATTATAAAGGGCTGGCCGGTACTCGCCTTACGGGCTCCTTCCCGGCCTTCTGCCCTTTGTTTAGATATGAGCCAAATGTTTCTTCTCGGCCAGGTCGTCATGAAGCTGACCAACCTTTTCCTTGTGTGCATCCACAGCCTCTTCAATCAGCTTGGCATACTCAGCATCTGTAAGCTGAGCATACTGGCTGGAATGATACAGGTTCTGTGTAACACCAGTAAGGGCTGAATGAGGGAAGAACTTCAATACGCGTAGTGCACCGGTACCTTTGTGGTCAATGCCGCCAATGAACATCGGGTCAACGAACACGTTCAGGGTGATAGTGCCTTCATTCTGGTAGTTCTTGATGTACCTTAAGCCACCAATATGCAGCCCTTTCACGCAGCTCTGGTCGTCATTGCAGTTAACTTTGTCCCAGCTGTCGAGATAAGTAGGCTGGCCAACACGGATGATGTGTCCTTCATATTCACCAGAGAAGAACTTGTCCCCGCTTTGGCGCTGCACAGCAGGTTCAAACACACGTTGTTCAAGGAATGTTGGCTTCTGGTAAGTCTTCAGCCCGCTGAATTCATCCACCGTAAAGTCAAACCTGTCTACTTTCTTCACGCCACCATCTGCAGTGCCGTCTGGTACAAACTTCCAGTCAATTTCACTTACGACTTTGTAAGTAGCTAATACAACTTGTTATCGCTGTGGCTTTTTATCCTCAGCTTCTTATACTTCTTAAGTTTGTATAAGTTCGGCGTACATTTTCAACCAGTTCACTCTGGCTGTCAAGCACTCTTGGAGATATTATAGTCTGCTATGCAGTTTCAATCTCTACGCTCTACGCAGTTCAGCCTCTTTTAACTTTCTGAATTTGCTCGGTATTAGTGCCCCTTGAAATATCTTATCGTGCTTACGTTGTAGGTAAAAATGAGCGTCTTTATAAAGGAATTTGTGTAAAAGCTTAAATGCTTCCATTTTTCTGACTAAAATCTTATAAAGTTTATCCTCTCTGGTTTCCCAAGAAGTTTCTATCTGATTATGATTAAGCACTTGTTCAAGCTGTTTTAGGAACACAATACTGTTTCCACAGATACCAGCAACTCTATAACAACTTCCGTCTTTAGCTATACCTACAGAACACCATCCATCTCCATCAAATACTCCACGTATGTAGTGGCGCAAAAGTTCTGCTGGAATTGGAGGCATATTTATTTCACAATAGGACTTTCGATTACAAAGACCCAATGCTTGTAAAGCTTTTACGATTTCTTTACAGTTACAGCTAAAGATGAAGGACTTTGCAGTACCTTGAATCAATTCTAATTCTGGGCCAATATTATCTCTAAACAAGTTTAAGATATAGACATCATTACTGGTTACTTGAATAGTTTTGTCATCTTTAGCTATTGAGCCGTCTGCTGTAAAAAATCCAAGCAGGTAAGCTTTTAACTCATTATCTATTACATCAAAGAAATCACGATATTTCAAAGAACTAGTATCTTTTAGCCGCCACGATTTTCTGTGAACTATAACAGGTAAGGAATATGCCTTAAAGTGGTGTATAAAGAACTTACGAGTTTTGCTATATTTTTCAGTCAATTGCTCGAGAGTCATCCCATTTAAGTGCTCTTCATACCACTCTGTTACTTGCTCTTCTATGGGGCTTAATTTGTACCGTGTCTTTACTTTCAAGGAGCCTTTCATAGTTATAAGGATTAGAATACTAATGTATGTACCTAGTAGTCCTTGATTTTATACTGCTATGAAGCTTAAATACTTTCACCGATTTTGCTTGATGCTTATTACAACATATTACTATGCTGCCGGGCTATACACTAACCCTTCCTGTGTGAAACTTACATCATACATGGTAGCACGCTGGATAGCCACTTCGGGGGCCAGCCCGTTCTCATTCACCAGCTTGGATGCCAACTCGTGGTTCACCACAGTTGTGTTGATATACTGGGCAAAGCGTTTGGCTTTGTCATCAGTGTACCATGGATTACGCAGGAAGCGGGCCCAGCATTTTACCAGCGGCAACACATCAATCTTCTTTTCAACGGAAAGGATGATGCGTTCTACAAGCGACTTCGGTAACGGTTTGCTACTCACCTTACCGTTGATTGCCAGATACACCTTCCCGGTGTGTTTGTTTACCCACAGGAATTGACCACCCTGGGCATGCTCTACAATCTCCTTGTAGTTTTCCTTGGTAAACGGCTCAAACTCTTCGAGTATGGCCTTTAACTCTTCCATTGATGTAGCTGTGGATGCCTTCTGCTCCAAGTCTTTCATCAAGGCGTACTTCTGTTCGTCGTACTGGATGCCGTAGGGTATCCCGTTGTACGAGCCTGAGATGCTGTCGTTACCAACTCGGTTTACGATAATCATCATATATTGGTTTAATAGTGACAAAATTGGGAGGGGCAGATTCCTTTACGCACAAGCCATGTTGTACCCCTCCCGGCCCTCATTGGAAGGGGCTGACGGATTCATAGGAGTGTTATATGGGACATCCTCTGTATTGGAAGTAATGCCTGATTTCCTGCTCTTGCTCCTGTGTCAGTTTATCTCCGTTTACAAGCGGGGAGACAATATTCATCAGAGTTTTCACAGGCTGGCACCAATCAACCAGTTCCAGATACATATCATACATTTCTGTGTCAATAGCCTTGCCATTCTCTATCTCAACACCTTTCTGCGGATTGAACAGTTCCACGGCAAGCTGGGCTATTGACTCCTTGTCATCGGGGTTACTCCTCACAAATAGTTGGAACTGCCCCACTTTGTCCAAGTGGGAAATCAGCTGGCCTGTTGTGGTGTCGTCTGCCCCGAGTATCTTGGTGTCAAAGCTCATCGGCCTCCAATAGGCTGTGACATAAGTAGTTAGCTTGTTGTAGCTGGCGGCCTTGTCCGGGCTTATCTGTTCAAAGCCCCGCAGAAATGCCAGGTCGGCTATCTTCTCTTTTAGCAGCCTTGCCGTGTTCCACCGTATCAGTACATTGCTCATGGTGATGGTCTTGTTTCGGATTTCCTTGAAGAATTTGGTGATGTGTTTGAAGTCCTTGTAGTACTTCACATTATTCTGGGCCACCTTGATAAGCCTAACCAAGGAACTTTCATAAAAGTTAGAAAGCCTGGCATAGTCACTGGTATGGATATGCCCGTAACCTTTTTCTGTAAAGCGTTCAGGTTTATCTTCAGGTTTTAAACCATATGCATAAAGTCTCCTCAAAGACCCAGCATACCGGCTAAGCAAGGCTGCCGTATGTAACAAAGGCTCAAAGTCCTGATTGCTCCAGAACACTTCTTCATTCTTCCAGGTGTCCGTGAGGTGTACTGGCATCTCTATCTTCTGCATTTCGTAAGCCCGTTCAAGAGATGTTAGCTTGGAGTAAGTATCCACAACCCGCGGGGTATGCAGCACTGTCATACCTGTAAGCTTCCTACGCTCCTCAGCCGATTGCTGTGCCTCTTCTGTCTGCTCTTCAACTTCTTCCTCTTCCTCCAGTTCGTTAGCCTTGAAGTCTTCTGGTACAACAATGTTTTCGTACCACACTTTATCCTGCGATGCATGAATGTAATTATGCAATGTGGCCACCTTAGCTTTAATCAACCCGTAGGTACCCAAACCAGCTTTTTGTGATTGCTCTGCAAGCTTCTGCGTATTGGCTTCATCAATCCTTGGGCTTATCCGAATATCTTCAGCAGTTAGTGGGGTGCCGTCTTCCTTAGGGTTATACTCCAGCTGCAGCAGTATGAAACCTTGTTTGTGTACGTGTGTCAGTATGTACTTGTTACGCCTATTGGAGATAGGCCCAACATGAATAAGCAACGGCAACCCTTCAGACAAGGCTGTAGTAAAGCCCTGGTAGTACTCGACTTTCTTCTTGATTTTGCTGCCAGTACGTTCAACAGACATCTTCACAACCCTGCACCAAAGCCCATCCAACAGTTTGTTGTTGTACCTGATTCGTGAATCAACTGGGTAAGACAGCTCTATCTTACTCATATCCACGATACGGGCCAACCTACCTATCACTGTGTTCTCCTCAGCCCTACTCCACAAGGAATTAGCTGTGGCCTGTGAGCAGACTCTTAACCAGCGCAGAAAGTCTCTTTCCTTCAGCTCTTGATTGATGGTGTTTTGGGCAATGGATACTACTTCTTGGAAGCGTTGTACTACCACTTCACGGGTTTTATCGTCCCAGATAAGTGATTCCCGACTGGGGTTGATGCTGATTTTGTCAGGGTCAACTTTAATGCCGATGTTACCCATCTTATCCTCAAGCTCCAATTCTTGGAAATTGACATAGCCATAGTTTACACCATTAAGCAGTATGTGTGGCTTAGAGTAGCTGCTATTGCTAGCCAGCACAATCATGTCGTCTTCATACAGAATGTCAGCTTTCACCGGCACCTCACGTTGAATGCCAGCCTCAACAAGGAATAGCTTTACATTCTTGAAGTACATCAGCTGGCTGGTAACAGCATCAAGGTATTGAGCCTTATGGTGTTTCTTGGTACCTATCTCAATCTCCAACCCATTCTTGTCGCTGGTACGCCAGTAGTAGCATGTGTAGCCGTTTGAAAATGTGTATGACGCATTCGACTGCAGCGTCGTGGTATCGCCAACTTGTATCAGTTCCGTGGCCGGCACGATGCTTTCAACGCGGTGGGCATACACATTAAATTTGAACTCCATCCCATTGTACCGGCTGGTGATGGTGTAATACGGACAACCGGTAGATAATGGGGATTTGGCCCCGATGCCAAACTTGCCTAAGGCTTTGGATAGCAGCCTTTTGGAGCTATACCCCAAATTAAAATAATTCTCCAACCTTTTCCCTCCTAAGCCTACACCATGGTCACGAATGACTACATTGTCCTTGCCCATGTCACCGCCATCTGTGTAAATAACTTCCACTGTGTCTGTGGGAGAAAACCAGTCCAAGTTGTAATAGGCTGCATTAAATCTACTGTCTTTGTAGATGTCTCCTTCACGCTGTACGAAGTAGTCTTCCTCTTTGGCCTCACCGGAAAGGATGGCCCGGGCAATGTTCTTCTCTGTGATGCTGTCCAGACCGTTGCTTACAAGCTCACGGATGGTGGACTTAATTGGGTAGGCATACTGGTGTTGCTGTAACACATTCATCATCAGCCCGATGGCATTTGAGTCAATTTCCTTGGAGAATCCTCCTGATATTTCTGCCGTTTCCTGTGTCAGGATTGCCATACACTACTGTGTTTTCGATAAAATAATTCAGGTCACACTCATAGCGTGTCTGAGATAAGTGGTTGCCCAGCTGGAATATCACCAACACTTCCCCGCTCGAGTCCTCCACTGCCAAGCTCTGAAGCTTTCCAAACCTGATGGTTGAGTCCGGGGCCTCCCAGGATATGTTCCTGTTCTTTAACCCTTCCTCCAGCCTCTGCTCGATTTCTTTGCGTGTTAGCAGTAATGTCATTGTGTGGGATTTCAAATAAATTGGAATATACTGGGCGTCCAAGTTTTTCAAAAAGACATACTTCCAGCCTTGCACCTAAGCTATCTTCCCAATCATATAGCTTGAAAATGGCATCCACTTGTTCCACCAGTATGATAATGTCATTAGCCAAATAATTTTCCCACGCCACTGCACCTTCATGTGGCAGCTTCATAGGATTGATTACATCATGGCCTAAACCTTTGACCAAGCGTTCTGCAAAATCAAACTTTTTGTAACAGAGCTTTTCATCTAAGCCTGAAATCTTTCCAGATAGGTATATTGTCATAAGTGTGGGGTTAACTCCAGTCTTTGATAAAGGCTGCCGCAGATTCTTGTGGGGTGAGGCCCATTTCCTTGTCAAACTCAACGGTTTCACGGTCAAGTTTTATTTCATAACCAGTTTCCTTTACCAGCCTTGATACTTCATCATAGTATTCTTCAAGTGTCATCTTGTTATAGTTTCCAGCAGCTCTTTAGCCTGCTGCGGTGAATAATCCCGTGTGAAATCTGATATGTCCTTAGCCTTAGTCTCCACGGGAACGTAGATTTTCGGGTAAGGGTACCATTCTCCACGGTGTTTCATGTCATTGTCAAATAGCACCAGCTTCCGCTTGTAGTGTGCATCAGCCCAATTGAAAAATGCTTCTGGCATCGGTGTGTTCTCACTCCTTGGAGCCACAGCCTCATAGCCAAAACTTCTCAGGCACATTACATCTTTCATGCTCTTGGTGATGATGAGTGTGTCTGTGTCGTGTTTCAATTGTTCCATGCCCATCACGTAGTTTTCCTTCAAGTCATTCCTGAACTTGTTACCTTTCTGGGCAAGTGGAAAATACAGCTGGTAGCGGTCGTAGATGCGGTAGACGTAGGACTGTGGTGGTGCGAACACCGGTGCTTTTTGACTGGGTGTCATCCAGTAACAGTAGAGAGGGCTTGTTCGGTACATCGAAAGCTCTGTCTGGCTGATGTTAAACTGTCCCC